CTTTATTGCTCACGAAGCTGCTGAAATCGTCCCCGAGTGCGTTACTGGTGTCAAGGATGAAGTTGATGAAGATGGTAAACCTGTCTACCAAGGCATCGACCAGTCCAAACTCGTGCCCCTGCTAACGGCTGCGCTGCAGGAAGCTGTTGCCAAGATCGAAAGTCTTGAGGCTCGCCTCACCGCTGCAGGCTTGTAGTCCCCTTCTCTAATGACTCCCATGACTAACAACAACCACAATCAGGAGGTGACACCATGAGTCCTTTACGCCTCACAGGCTCGACATCGGGCTACAGCGAGATCGACGCCCCAGCCGTCGCAGGCGATCAGACCTTCACGCTGCCTGGCACGGGTGGCACGCTGGACCGCCTCAACCGGGCGGGGAATGTGCTGCAGGTGGTGAACGCGACGTATTCGACGAGCACAAGCAGCAGTAGTGCAACATTTGCGGATACAGGACTGACTGCAACGATTACGCCAACATCTGCATCAAGCAAAGTGTTGGTCTTAGTAAATCAAGCGGGCGTATACAAGCAAACATCAAACCTATCAATCCTCTTAAGGCTTTTAAGGGGATCTACTAATGTTCTTGATTTTGAAACCGTGGCAGCAAATACAGGAAGTACCGCACAAAACGGCGTAGGCTCGGCTTCGGCTTGCTATTTGGATTCTCCTGCAACAACTTCCGCAGTGACTTACAAGACGCAATTTGCTAGTTCAAGCGGTTCAACTGCTTTTGTGCAAACCAGCAGCGCCGCCTCAACCATCACCCTCCTGGAGATAGCAGCATGATGTACTTTGCTTCTGCCATCCACCAGCTCTATCCCAACGTGGTCCGCACCGTTGGCGAGGATGCGTTTGACGCCGATGGCAACCCTGTCACCTACGATCGTGCCGCCGTCGAAGCTGAGGCGCAGCGGATGGAAGCCCGCCAGGCACGAGCCGCCGCCTACGCCAGTGAAGCCGACCCGCTGTTCTTCAAAGCGCAGCGCGGCGAGGCAACCATCGAAGAGTGGCAGTCTACTGTCGCTGACATTCGTGCTCGCTTTCCCTACCCCAATGAGGAGGTGACATCATGAGCACCATCAAAGTCTCAAACATCCAGCATGGCTCGGCTGCATCAGCCGCCATCACACTGGACGCCAACGGTCAGGCCACGCTGAACGGGCTGGCGTTCCCCACCAGCGGCAGCCTTAGTGGCCGCAACCGCATCATCAACGGCGACATGCGGATCGACCAGCGCAATGCTGGGGCGAGTGTGACGCCCACATCCGCTGATGTTTATATCGTAGATCGTTGGGTGGCGTTTCGTTCCCAATCTTCAAAGTATTCAATTCAACAGAACGCAGGCTCTGTGACGCCTCCCGATGGTTTTGAAAAATACTTAGGGATGACCTCTCTTTCTGCGTATTCAATCGTTGCATCTGATGTCTTTGGCATTGGACACAGAATTGAAGGTTTTAACTTTGCAGATCTAGGCTACGGGACTGCAAATGCAAAAACAGCAACCTTGTCTTTCTGGGTTCGCAGTTCATTGACCGGCACATTTGGTGGCTCGTTGCAAAACTCTGCCAGCAATCGATCCTATCCTTTTTCGTACTCTATTTCTGCTGCAAATACTTGGGAGTTTAAGACAATTACGATTCCTGGGGACACTTCAGGAACGTGGTTAAAGACCAACGAAGTTGGTGTTCAGATTACTTTTGGCGCGGGTGTTGGCTCTAACTACAGCGGTACTGCCGGAGCCTGGGCAGGCTCGGCTCTGTACACAGCCACCGGAGCCACCAGCGTTGTCGGCACCAACGGCGCCACGTTCTACATCACCGGCGTCCAGCTCGAAGCGGGCACCGTCGCCACGCCGTTCGAGCGCAGGAGCTACGGGCAGGAGCTGGCCTTGTGTCAGAGGTATTACTACCGCGTTGTAAGTAGTGGCGCCAGCAATAACTATGCAAGGCTCAGTATTTGGGGACAATGCGCTAGCACCACCACTGCTTTTGCTGCGGTGCTTTTTCCGGTTTTAATGAGGATTGCCCCTACTGCTTTAGAAACAACCGGAACTGCAAGCAACTATGCACTTTTTAACAGCTCAGGAAGTGGTGTCGCCGCTACAGCATTAACTTTTAACGCTGCTTCTGTTCACTCTGGGGAAGCTACCGTAACAGTAACGTCTGGTATTACCGCTGGCAACGCCACTGTATTGACTGCTAACAACAACACAACCGCTTACTTAGGCTGGAGTGCAGAACTATGAACTACCAAGCTCTCCCAAAACTTAGCCCTCAAAGTTCTCAGGTCTATGCCCGAATTGACGATGACGGGCTGATCCGCGTCACCTGCGTTGCCGAGAACCCCGAGTTTCAAGCCTGGCTCGAAGAAGGCAACGAGCCACTTCCGGCGGATGAGCCGCCTGCAGCAGAGTAGTTCCAGCCACTACGCGCCTTATTAAAACCACCGATACATTGGTAAATCGCTCTTAACTTCCTACAAGTGGCCGTCAAGTCAAAAACCGGCACCGCCCGCATCGAGCACCAGCCCGGTTCACCTAAGACCACGAGCCAGGGGCAAGGTCAGCACAGCCGCCCACGGCGTCGCGGCAAGAAGCCTCTGCGCGGGCAAGGCCGCTAAACTCAAAGCATGATCGAGCTGGTCGCTGCTGTTGCTGGGGCATCCATCAGCGTGGCTGCGATGGGCGCGATGGGCTTCAGCAAGCGCAACGATGAAGCGCGTGATGCAGTGATCAGGCTGACGGCAGCCGTTGAGCATATCGCCACGCAGCTAGAGGTGTTGCATGTTGACATTAAAGAAGATCGGCGTGAAACATTTCAGCGGATCAATGGCGTTGAACAGCGCGTCGCTACGCTAGAAGCACGCCCACATCGTTGAACCGTGGACTTCCTTCACCATCCTGCGTTTTGGATCATCGTCGCTGCTGCTAGCGAGCTGATCGGCATGTCACCGCTCAAGGACAACAGCATCATCCAGTTGGTGTTTCACATCCTCCGCAGCATCAAGCCAAAAAAGCCCTAGAACTTGGCTGGCGCCGGTGGTGGTTTGAGCTGACCCTACCGGCCAAGCTGGACCAGGCCGAAGCTGACTGGCACGCAGCACAACCGAAAGAGCCAGAGCCGGTGATCGTCGAGCACCCAATCGACGATGAGCTGCAGACTGGCGACAGCCGCCTGCTTGGTGGCGCAATGTCCATCCATGCACCGTGGCAACGTGGCGAAGACACCAGTCAGACTTGAATCGCTGTTTCGCTACTGGCGCAACCTGCCGTACCAGGCCGCAGCCATCGTCGAGCTTGAAGCAGCACTGCTCAAGGCTGCGCCGGATCTGCTGAACCGCGACCAGCCGTGGTTTGCCACATGGTCACAAGACGGCAAGCAAGCTGACCTAAGCGCAGCGCTCAAGCTGATCCAAGACTTCGAGGGGTGTCATCTTGATGCATACCGTTGCCCCGCGGGTGTATGGACGATCGGCTGGGGCACCACGCGCTACAGCAACGGCAGGCGCGTAAAGCAAGGCGACAAGATCAACCGCGTAGAAGCAGACATGCTGCTACGGCAGGAGGTGGATCGCATCGCCGACAAACTGCGCACCACCGTGCCGCATTGGCAGCAGATGGAAGATCACCAGAAGTGTGCACTGGTGTCGTTTGCCTACAACCTAGGCTCGGGTTTCTACGGTGCCAAGGATTTTGAGACCATCACCGCCAATCTGCGTGACCGCAAATGGTCTGAGGTGCCTGCTGCACTGCTGTTGTACCGCAACCCCGGCAGCAGCTTCGAGGCTGGACTGAAGCGCCGCCGTGAAGCAGAAGGCAGGCTATGGAGTGGCAGCAAGGCAGCACCACAGATTCAGCAGCAACCGGCCAAGCTGACACCTGATAGTCCGTTCGCATCACGCATCACGCCACATATCCGCATCGGTGAGTTTGCGCTTGATCAAGAGGCAAGGCGCTTTGATCATCAGCATCAGGTCGATACTGCGGCAGAGCTGGCGGCATTTCTTGAGCGGATGCGTGGCCAATTTGGCAGCAATCCGGTGGTCATCACCAGCGGCTATCGGCCACCTGCGGTCAATGCAGCGGTCGGCGGTGCTAAGCAGTCAGAGCACCTGTACTCACGCGCTGGCGAGGGTGCTGTGGACTTTTACATCGTCGGCGCTGACATGATGGCGGTGCAAAAATGGTGCGACAAAGAGTGGCCATACTCGCTGGGCTATGCCGCACCGCAGTTCATACACCTAGGCATTCGCGCTGGCCGGCCACGAGTGCGCTGGGATTACTGATCCGCAGCGGCGCTTCGCACGGGTCATCCAGCTCGCGCAGCTCCCAGTTGTCGCAGCCATGGGTTTCTGCCCAATGCTGCGCACAAGCGCTGGTCGGAAATGGACCGACCAGCCATGGACCGATCGAGAGGGCGTAGGTCATCTGATTTGGTTGCGGCCGCTACCGTATGCGCAATGGCAGTCGGACGGTGCGGGCGTACATCGTGGAGATTACCGCCAAAGTCATCGTCCGAAGCGATACGGATCCAGATGAGCTACTGGCTGACATCTACAGCAACATTGCGGAATACATCAGAAACGACGATGACATTCTCGACCTGATGGTTGATGCGGTACCACTGCCGCCTGATCTCAGTGGACAAGCATCACATTGATGAGACTAAGCTGGTCATACGCCGTAGCGCCCGTGATCAGATCCACCTGGCCTGGGATTATCGCTGCGCCTATTGCGATGATCCGCTCGGCCGTAGCCCCACACTTGATCACATCGTGCCCAAAGTCCATGGCGGCCTAACGGTGCGCGAAAACTTGGTCAGCTGCTGCCTGATGTGCAACTCACAAAAAGGCCACAAGCCATGGGTAGATTGGTTTCGCGCACAATCGTTTTGGTCTGCAGCCCGCGAATGGGCGATCATTCAATGGCAGCGAGTAGATGGTTGAGGTACAGCTCCGCCTGCCATAGGTCCGAGCTGTACCGGCAGTAACCATGCGCGCAGCTGCGATAAAACAGCTCGCCGCCATGTGCCGGCTGCAGCGTTTCGATCCATCCGCCATCACGATCGTGGCGGCTAATCAATACCGGCTCGCTCATGGCTGACGATCCATCGCTTCAGCTCAATCACATACTGGCGCAGGATCTCGGCTTGCCTGAGGTGCCACTCATCACCCGTTGCGAAATAGCATCCGTTGTGTCGATCGATCGCCTGCAGCAGCTGGTGGATCAAGGCGCACCAGGGCTCGCGCATAGGCGTGACCCATTCGCGTGGCATGACTCACCGATCCGGTGCAAATAGCTCACAACGCGCAGCAAATCGGCCGCCAGTCTGATGCGCTTCTGGGAACTCAAGGCTGCATCGCTTGCGCGTCACCTCCCACTGCACACACTCCCAGCAGTTCGGCGGCGATCCTTCTGGCCTGATGCTGGCGGTTGCCATCTTGTAGACAGACTGCGCACGCAATAGCGCTTCCTGCAGCTGGATGGTGCCGGTATCGCTTTCGATCTGCTGCTCGGGTTTGGTGCCAAGCACCACACGGGCGTGCCATGTGCGATCAGCGCGATCACAGAAGAGAAGCAATCGGCCGCCGTACAGGCTGATCATTCCTCTTCGCCGTGGCTTGGCGCGTGATAAAGGCGTTCGAGCAACATGCTGGGCGGCTCGGCTTCTTCTTCCATCGTGCCGACGATGTGCGCAGCGATTGGATCGTTCGTGTTGGCTGCGACGTACACCTGGGTGCTGTAGGTAGGCTTGATCACCACAAGGCTGGTGTTAGGGCTGCGCGTCAAGATCAGAACGGCGAACCGCTCAAGCCAGGTCAAACCAGCGGGCAGGTTAATCATGCGCCCATGATGCCAAGCAGGCGGGCGAGATACCATTGCGCTTTGCTTAAAGACTCAGAGCCGCCCTTGCGCCGCTCGCGCCAGACGTACTTCAGGACGTTGCCTTTGCAGTAGCCCCGGAACTCTTCAGGCGTCAGGGCAGCCTCAATCGCGTCGATGCACTCGATCTCGCCCTGGTAGTGGTCAGGGCTGCTGACAGGATCGCTCACTGCCAGCGCTCACCTAGCAAAAACTGACGGCACACCTCGATGCACTGCTGCGCGTGCTTGTCGGCAAGATGGCTTTCGGTTTCGCCAATAGCCAGCACGCAAGCGGCATGAAGATCGGCGTAGTCGGTGTCGCGAAAGTTGGCAGCCAGGTCACGGCTGAACTGCTCCCATAGGCCGGCGTAGGTGCCGCAGGTGCGGCCTGAGGCGACATACAACGCCTCGATCATCTCGACGCGGCGCTGGTCAAGTTGGACGCGATTCAGCATCTTTCAGTGCTTTGCGGAGGTTCAGCAGTTCTTCGCGACGTGCTGTCGCATGTGGGTGCCCGGTCAGGTTACGGAGCTGCTCAAGGCGAAAGTCGATCAGATGACACAGGCGCAAGCGCTCCTCCTGCTTGCCGGCGTTATACATGCCCGAGTCTGAGATCAGCGCTTCGAGCTTGGCGCGGATGTGATCGCTCATGCCACCTCCACCTCTGCGGCCGGCCAGCGGTTTTGCGCGTACTTGATCGCATCACGCCTTGACTCGGCGCGGGTGATCCACGTCATCGGCTGCGCTCCTTGCGGGTAGACGATCAGCCGAAACTCACGGGTGCGGCTGCCATGGCGCGGGCGGCTGATGCCTTCGCCATGGTTGCCGGCTTCTTCTTCACGCCATTGGAATGGCATCATCTGGCCGGTGTCAGGCATGGATCTGCGGATCAGTGATGGCTACAGGGTTGAGCCATTCCAGCTCATTCCACCATGGGAGCCAAGTGAGCGCAGCTTTGGCTTTGGCATCAGTCAGGCTGTGCGCCCAGACGCACTCGATCACGTTGGCGCTTTTTATCGTGAAGTAATACCGGCGCATTTTCGGGATGGTCATGGCTTCAGATTCGGATGGCAGGCGGGGTGGTTGTGGTGCGCGAGTGTGGCCTGATCGCGGCCAGCGGCCATGCCGATGCCGTAAAAGCCAAACATGATGACAATTACAGCAGCGCGGTTGATCCAGCGGTTGTTGATCATGGTTCGATGTGGGTGGTGGGAGCCCCGAAGGGCTCAGGCGAGCCCGACAAGACGTGTTTTGCCCATGCGCTTTTGCCAAGTCTTACCTTCGATGTTGATCATTTCGACAATGACCTGCGACTTGGTTTGCTTGGCAAATCCAACCACTTCCCAGCGGTAGCCAAAGTTCCAGATCGTGATATCGCCAGGCTGTAGCGCGGCGGCTGGTTTTGCGTTGACGGTGCCGATGCTTTGCAGTTGGGTGGTCATGGGTGGTCTCGTGTTCGACCCCCGAATCATACACCGCAGACGGTGAACCGTGCAACGGGTTTAGTCACATTCCTTCATGCGCCGGTATCGCATCGTCGCTTCCTCAGACCGTCGCCGGTTCGATTGCCGCAGCAGCTCGATCTGGTCCTTCGCCTCAAGGTGGCTACCACGCGACAACGCATACGTCGTGGTCAGCTCGACCGGCACACGCAAAACCGGCTTGCGCTGGTGCTCCACAGCCCAGCCGACCGCATAGTTCGGCACAGCCAACTCGACCGTAAACCATTCATGCCCGCAGCTCTGGCACCGCTTTTTGCGCACGGTCTGGTCGGGCAGCCTGCTGTTCGTGATCGGTGTGCGCAGATCCGTTCCTGAGCACTTCGGGCATTGCATTGGCAACATGGGGCATACGCCCCGGTCAAAATGGACTTCGGGAAATGGCTGCAGGTGGAAATCCCACCTGAAAAGATGTTCAAGCTAGAGGCTGATTGCCGTGCCCTAGAGGCCAGCCCGAAAGCCGGCCACGTCGCAGCGATGCTCTTGCGGCAAACCTACCGGCAGCAAGAAATGCTGCAAGCCGCCGTTCATGAGATCGCACGGCTTGAGCTAATCCTGCTGCATCAGAACACATCAGCCTGAATCGTCAGCACCTGGCCACCAGTCGCCTGCGCCAGATTCTGAGCGGCTGCATCGGCAGCAGGAGCAGCCTCTTCAATCGCCTTCATCGTCTTGTAGTCCGGCTCGATCGCCATCGAGACATAGGCATCGCCGCCGCTGGCCGGCTCCTTACGCCATCCGCTAATCCGCATCGGGATCTGATCGCGTTCGTTCGGCTTAGCGTCCATCAGGTACTTCGCCATCGCGTACGCCTGGTCGGCCGGCACGCTGATAACGCCGTCGTACATCGGGTAATTACGGCTTGCGTCGTAGCGATCCTTCAGCCGCGCCCGTAGCTTCTCCTCGGTGTTCCTGAACAGTGCGCCATTAGCTTTGAAAGTCATGGGTCAGTCGTGGGTGATGGTGTTGGCCTGTTCGTAGCGCTCTACCTCGGCCAGGGGATAGAGCACGCGACCTTCGATCCGTACATAGGCTGGACCGCTTGCCTGCCGCCGCCAACGCAGCAGCGTCTGCCGATGGACCTGCCATCGAGCAGCCAGCTGCACGTCGTTCAGAAACTCAGAACAGTTCATCGCTCACAGGCTCGATCACAGGCTCGGTGACAGGTGCCGATTCAGGTTGGCGCAGTTTCGCATTTAAGTCATCCAGCGGCGTAGCCGCAGGTGCTGCAGGGCTTACGCGGACCGGCTCAATGTCGAGCACCTCTTCTTGGCTATGAATGCCCACCAACAGCTCAGGGATGTAAAGCCGCCCCCAAAATGCAGCAGCCCGGTATCTGATCATCAGCTCAGGCATGGTCTGCCACTTTGAGCCGCCCTTGGTCGCCCAGCCTTCCTTTTTGGCCATTGCCATGCTGACCGTCGGACCTTTGAGATCCTTGCCGCTGCTCAGCTCAGTGGCCACGCACGCACAGGCAAGCGTGTCGCCCTGGCCGGTCATCTCATACTGCAGCGGGCTGAAGCGCCCGCAGCCGTTGATCAGGCCGATGATGAACTGGCTCGACCAGCTAGGCCGGCCATGGATGATGTGCAGATTCTGCATCACTTGAAAGATCCCCATGCCCATCCTGTTGGCGATCTCAAGCGCCACTAAGCAGTTGGCAAAGCCCTGCTGCCCTTGAAACTGCGGCGGAATCAACGTGCTGCTGGCCAGCGCCTTGGCGATGCGTTGGGCGTCCTCAAAAGCAGCGATGCCTGAAAAGACAGACCCGTTGCTGGTGGTCGTGATTGCTGTGGAATCAGTCATCAGTAAGTCTCAATTTCAGTGGTTTGCGGAATGGATCCATCAGGCCGCGGCCGCATCCATGCAGGCAGCCCGATCATTTCGATCTCTTCGCTGTAGCCAGGCCAGCGGCCAGCCTTGTGGCATTCGGCCAGCCGCATCAGATCGCGCCGGGCGTGCTGCCCGCCAATCTCGATCATCTCCTGATCTGCCGCATAGACGGCGCAGCAATACGGTGGCTTCTTTTCGACTACCACGAAGATGAATTGATCTGGCCGGTGGCCGGTGGCTTGCTTGATCCCATCCAGATACCAGCTGGCCTGGACGTGATACCGGAAGTTGGCGATCGACTTGCGGAAGCCCTGTGGGCTGGCATCTTCGGTGGTCTTCAGGTCAACGATTAGGCAGCCATCGTTCGTCAGCCAGTCCGGCCGGCATTTGCACTGCAGCCCGCTCGGCTCATCCATCCACATGTGGGTTGTCTCAGCCTTGCCCTGCCAATGCAGCAGCATCGCAGCAGCGGGATGCGCCCACACCGCTTCAGCCATGCGGCTGACGATGGCGCGATCCTCAGCGCTGATCAGCTCGCGCTCGCCTGCTTCAGCTTCAAACTCGGCCCAGGCTTCCTTGCCTGCCTTGGTGCGGCGATCAACCTGCGGCGCAACGACGTAACGCTGCTCCCATGTGTCGGCTTCAAGCGTGAGCGTGTGCACAGCTGTGCCCAGCCTCATGGCTGGCGTCGGCTCTGGCACCTCACGCTTCGGGTCTAGGTAGCGCGCCCAGTAATGCAGAGGGCTTCGGGCAATCTGGTCGAGATGGCTCTTGCTGACTGCTGGGTGGGCGTGGTAGGTGGCGTTGTCCATTCCTTGATGCAACAGCCCTCACGGTATAGCATGAGCTGACAAGCGTCAACAAAATGCAGCTGAGGCCATACCAGCACCAGGCCATCGACGATCTCCGCAACGCCTACCGCTCAGGCGCACGCGCACCCCTGCTGGTGGCACCGACCGGCGCTGGCAAGACAATAATCCTGGCCGCCATCGCTGCAGGTGCCGTCGCCCGTGATCGGCAGGT